AACTGCGTGTGTCAAATCTTGAATCGGGAACCCTTCCGTACCGATTTCAAGAAACTCCATGATATCAGGATGTTCTACTGGTAGGTAAGGTGAGAAACGACCTCTACGTGTTGCACCTTGTGAGATGTTATCAACAACGCTCTCAAATAGATTCATAAAATGAACTGCACCGGGTGCGTGACCGTTATCGGTAATATCAGCACCTCTTTCACGAATGTTACCAAAGTATCCTGAGGTTCCTCCACCCATCTTACTCATTTCACCAACTTCAGCTTGTGTGTACAAAATAGATTCGATATTGTCTCCAATATTTGAGCCGAAACAACTTACGGGTAACCCTCTCTTTTTTCCAAAATTAGCCCATACTGGTGATGATAGTGAATACCATCCTTTACCCATATAGTCGTAAAATTTATCAGCAAATCCTTCGATTCCTAATATTTTTTCTGCATGGTCTGCAATTGTTCTAATTCTTTCAAGAGGTTCCTCACCCTCACTCAAATATCCTCTCCTAAGAAAGGTGATGGATTCTTCATTAATCCAATCAAAAGGTTTTCTATTTTCCATTTTTATGTTGTAGTTAAATTAAAATAAGTCGTTTGACGTAATCGATTTTGATTTCTTACTATAATTGATACTTCTCTTATTGAAGAAATCGGTATGTTTTGTTGTAAGTATCTCATCATCAAACCATTCTGTAGTTTCAAGTAATGGTTCGTTGATTGTGAAAATACTGTCAATCCCAATCGAGTTTAATGATACGTTAAATCTGTGTTTTATAAACTCCATTGTTTGTTTTTTAGTTAAAAAGTCTAAGTCTCCTTTTTCAAAAATCCAATTAACAATTTCAATTTCAGCGTCACACGCTTCAAGTGTTGCGTCAATTAAATCTTCAACTAATTCATCAGTCCACCAGTGTGGGTTTTCCTTTTTTATCAAGTTTACCAAATCAAACCCAAAACTAGCATGAATGTTTTCTTCTTTAGAAGTCGCTTCAACCGCGTTACTAATACCTTTCAACATGTTTTTATGTTTATTAAATGACATAATAACTAAGAATTGAGAGAACAAAGATACATTCTCAATAAACATTGAGAATAAAATAACTGATTCAAAGTATTCTTTGTTTTCGACACTCTTAGAATTAGAGATAGACTTTTCAAGATACTTTATTCTTCTTCTAATTGATGGTACTTGCATCAAGTTTTCAAACTCTTTGTTAAGACCTAAGAGTTGAATTAGGTGTGAGTAAGCATCCGCGTGTCTAACTTCAGACTCAGCAAATGTCGCACCTACATTACCGATTTCGGGTTTAGGCATTCTTTTGTAAATGTCCCCCCAAAATGTTTTAACTGCAATTTCAATCTGAGAAATCGCCAACATAGCTCTCTCAAGTGCAGTCTTCTCTTTTTCATCAAGGTGAACCTTAAAATCTTGAATATCTGAGGTGAAGTTGAATTCTGTGTGAACCCAGTATGAGTGTCTGATTGCATCAACGAACTCATTTAACTCAGGATAGTCATAAGGTTTTAGGTTAACTCTTTTTGAGAAGATATCTGGTCTATTCTTAGCCCTATATACTATATATTCTTTTGCAACCTCGTTAAGACCGTTATCCATGAGTTTGTTTTCTACCATATCATGAATATCATCTACGTGAGGTACTCTTTCTTTATTATTTCTAAACAACGCCTTAGTCGTGATACGTGCGATTTTTTCAGCCATTTCTTCATCTACTTGGTCTGTACTCTTCATCGCCTTCAAAACTGCAACTTCAATTTTTTCAGTTTTAAAAACAACTTTATCACCACTCCTTTTTATAACATAGCGCATATCTTTCTCTACTTTATTCATTAGATTTTCCATCTTTTAAGACAATTAATTAAGATTTATTTTCTTTTTGTTTCCTTTTCTCAAGAAGTTCACGGATTCTTTCTTTGTTTTTCTCCTCCTTTTGTTCTTCAAGACCAAGGAACGTAACACTTTGTTCCGTATCTATTTCCAACATTTCATTGTCAAACTTACAGTTTTCAAATACAATTCCGTCTTTACCGATACGTGACTTAGTAATTGCTATCGTTGCGAGATTCATTTCTTTTTGTTGTAACGATTTTGCTACTGAAATAATAACGTGACCAACCTGTGCCTTCTTAATCGAACCACCCATTTGGTCTGTTGTAACAACATCAGAAGAAATCGAACTTCTATTACCCTGCGTTGCTGTCCAACCAACTAAGTTTAGTTCGTGACACATAGCCTCGAAACCTCTCATTACTGAACCTTCACTTTTCCATTCATCACCTAAGTTCTTGTCAGGTACAACACAATCAATATAGTCTAAAACAACCATATCAACTTTAGTACCTTCAGCTATCATCTTACGAATCTGATTCTTAATCTGATTCATAGTAAGTGTATCTGATGGTAGTTTTTTAAGAACCAACTTATTCGGTGCATTTTCTCTGATTTCCTGAACTTTGTTTAAAACTTTGTCCTTATGCATTGACAGTAAATCGGGTGCTATTTCAGTCCATAGAGTAAAATGCTTCCTTTGAATAATCTTAGGGTTATCCTCAAAGAATATTTGAAGAACGTTGTATCCTAAATTAAATGCGTGATTTGAAATCTTTGTAAGGAAAGTGGATTTACCAACACCCGTTGGTGCCAAGATAACTCCCAACTCACCCTTAGCTATTCCACCTTTGAGAAGATTGTCGATACCCGGTATCCCCATAGGGATTGGGTGTCTGAAGTCTTCTTCTAGCACCTCTTCGAGATTTGCAAAAACCTCTGCGGTACCCGTATCCACTTCTCCAACTTGTAAAGCTTCTCTTACCATTTCCTCCAAGTGGTCGTAAGACTCAAAATCACCTTTGTCGATAATTTTCTGAGCCTTAGTCATAACCTTTTGTAACTCTTGTTGTTTACAGAACTTCAAAGCCTTTTCCTGTACGAAAGTTTCACCTTCACCAGGCGCTTCTTTTACCTGTTCCATCATATCAAGAGTCATCTTTTGCGCCATTGGAGAGGCAACTTCTGACTTGATTAGTTGTTCAAGAGTATTATACGAGGGTGTATGCTCATACTTTTGGTAATACTCTTTAAGAATTTGCATAATCAACTTAAAATACTGATTATCAAAGTACTTGGGTTCAATCACATCAACAATAGAAGTAGCAAAGTCCTTATACAGAACGATGTTATTTAATAGCTGAATTTGAAAAGTATTTCCGAGATATCCGAAATTTTTTTGATTCGACATGTTGATTGCGATTACTAATAATGTGTCTTAATAAATATGTTTAAGAAAGGGTATATTCCATATAATTCTGTGTCAATTTGTCAGAAGAAAAAACTTCAGTCAACGACTTCAGAATGGACTTTAAATGAGGTCGTACATCTACAGTATACCGAATTTTGGGTGGGTACTTCTTACCATCCCAACCGCGATGTAGGACAATATCGTCATTATACTTGACATATATATTGAAAGTCTCATCATCATCGGTCATAGACGTCTCCAAGATTTTTGGGTCTACCATAATTTGGTATTGGTTCTCCAACATATACCAAACTGTTTTTGATTTCAAGTCACCATGAATCTTCTCATAGATATCAGTCACAGTTTCTGCCAACTCCACACTAGATTTCGCATCTCCGTTGTATCCCTTAACGTTATAGTACCTCTGTACAATAATGTTGTCATTCAACGTGAGTAGAAACTCCATCTTTGTAATGTCATTTTTTTCTTTACTCATAATTTTGTTTTTTTAATTTGTTTTTCTAAATCTTCTTTTTTCTTTTCTTGTAAGTTTCATAAAGGGTGTCAAGAAATACACCCACGCATTGTCTGTTTTAGGTAAGTACTTAAAAATCCCGTCATTCATCATCATTCTCATTAGATTTTGATATCCCCGACCTTCAGGGTCAATATCTTCTTTATAATAAAGTTCAACGAGTTCCCTTGCTTCATCAGTTAACAAAGGTAAGGATAAATCTACTAAACTTTTATTAATGACATAGAATTCTTCACCATACACCCCCCTTTTTGTTTTACCTGATAGTAAATTCTGTAAAGCTCTATTGTCTTTGTCATTTTCGTGTAGTTGTTCACCTTTCTGTAAAATATCGTCAACACTAACGACAGAATCAACTATCTCAGGGAAAAGTTTTACAAATGTCTTTTCTCCAAAATAATATATACCGTCAATGTTATCAGACTTATCGCCTGATATTATTTTGAATGTTGCAACATTCTGATGAGGTATAGAGATATCTTTAAGTTTTACCTTATCCCCAAACTTAATCATTTGTTTCTGTGACGGTGAATATACTTGAACTTTTTCAGAAATAAGTTGAGTTAAATCCTTATCTGCTGAGAATATTGTTTTGTTTTCATCTTCTGATATTTGGCAGTAATACGCTATCATATCATCAGATTCGTTACCATCAACAACAACTTGTCGTATAAACATCTCTTCCAAATATTCTTTAACCCTCTTTTGTTGCCAATCAAAAGACTGTTTTTGAATATCATTTAATCTGTTATAACGACGATTCTCTTTGTATTCAGGAAATATCTTCTTTCTTTGGTTTGAGTTGTCATTACCGTCCCAAAAAACAATAACCTTATCGTAGTTGTATTCGGATATAAAACGTCTAAGTGTATTCACAAAGTGGTAAATCCCACCTATATGATTACCCTTATGGTAATATTCCCGAACACCATGATATCCAATCTTAAACAGATTGTTACCGTCTACTAATAAGGTTTTTGTCACTTCTTTTTACTTATGTGGTTACACTATCTTCTTCCAACTTGAAGTCACTGCCTGTCCCGATAATATCTTTCCAATACTCAGAATGTTCTGACTTGTACTTTTCAATAGACTTCTTCTCTTCTGCTGAGTCTTTACCCGCCAAGAAACCATGTGCGGTTACAAGAATTCTACCATCCTCATATCCCAATCCATTGATGTGGTTTTTCATTACCGAAACTTTTGTCCGACTTGCAAACTTTACTTTTCTCTTATCTTTAACCGCAGTAATTTTAGTGGTACCCGCATTCTTCTGATTACCAAACAAGAATACCATCGATGAATTCAACCAAATGGCCTCTCCACC